TTAAGCAAAGGTTGGATATTTCAAAAACGGTGGGCAGGGGGAGCGATTAACAATTTAAATGCAACAAGGATGGATCAAACTCCATAGGCAAATAATGGATAACCCTCTGTATAAGCAAAAAAGAAAGTTCTCAAAATTTGAGGCGTGGATTGATATACTGCTATCGGTGAATCACAGAGAAGGAAAAGTATTGATTGATTATAGTGTGGAAACCGTCAATCGTGGGGAGTTCATTACCTCTGAAGTCAAACTTGCTAATAAATGGAATTGGGATAGGAAAACCGTCAGGAAGTTTTTAACATTACTCCAACAAGAAGAAATGATACTAAAAAGCTCCACAAAAAGATGGACAAGTATAACCGTGATAAATTGGGATAAATACCAACTTGATGGACAAGAGGTTGGACAAGAGGTTGGACAGGGGGTTGGACAAGATAGGGACAGGGGGTTGGACACAAACAAGAATGATAAGAATGATAAGAATGATAAGAAGAATAATATATCGTCAAAAGTTTTTGCCGATGACGCTCAGGAACTTTTGTTAGCTCAAAAACTCAAAACCTTAATCCTGTCTAACAACCCCAAGGCAAGAGTCCCTGATAATTTGCAGAAATGGGCATACGAAATTGATAAAATGATACGGTTGGACAAGCGAACACCAAAGGAGATAGAATCGGTAATCGAATTTAGCCAGAATGATAGCTTCTGGATGGCTAACATCCTAAGTGTCGCAGCCCTGCGAAAACAATTTGACAAGCTATACTTGCAAAGCAAAAGACAGCGGAACATGAAACCTAATCAGCCCGTGAAAACCTTTTGGGATAACGACTACACCGGCAAAGGACAAGCACTGGAAGAGGAAACATATAACCCTGAAATTGATAACATTATTGAGGAAACACTAGAGAAAATGAGCAAGCCAAAGAAAGGCAGGTGATGCAGGGAGGTGGGTAGGGATCTGAAATCAGAACAAGCAGTTATTGGCAGTATCATGATGGAGCCTGATTGTATAGACCTTGTTAAAAAATATATCCCTAACGGCAGCTATTTTGTTGACAAGAATTTAGGTAGAATCCTTGATGCTGTCTACAAAATGCATGATGCGGGGCAGGTCATAGACCTAACCACTGTTTATGATACTGTCCCCGATATTGCATACTTACTTTCCGAAGTAATGGATGCCCTGGTAACGACCGCACACGTAGAAGAATACGCAAAAATGGTGAGGGATAGCTACGCAAGAAGGGCATTGAAGAAGCTCATAACAGGAGTTAACCCTCTTGATACCAAGAAATACAATACTCCCCTTGACGCTGTAACAGAGATTGAGAAGAGCATCAGGGGGATAGAGCAGATTATCCAGAACGCAGAAGAAATGTCAGCACTTGAACTTGTTAGCACATGCCTTGACGACATAGAAAAGGACATGGAACAGGGGCAAAACAAAAACATACTCTCAACAGGGTTTAAAGACATTGACAGGTTGCTGTTAGGTATAGAACTTACCGAGAACGTTATCCTTGCTGCCCGTCCTTCTGCCGGCAAAACAAGCCTTGCACAATGTATAGCACTTAATATAGCGAAAAAAGGAGGGAAGGTGCTTTTCTTCTCCCTGGAAATGTCAAAGAAAAGGTTAATGAACCGTCTTTTTAGCATTGAAGGTAAAATTAATTCCGAGAAGATAAGGACAAGGAATTTTTCAGAAGAAGAATATTCAAGATTAATAGATGCAGCAAGCACATTATCGAACCTTAATTTCATTATCATAGACGATGCTTTTAACTTATCGGAAATTAAAAGCATAGTTGCCCGGCATAGTGCAAAAGGAGAAGTAGCACTTGTAGTTATTGATTACCTTCAGCTACTACGTGAATCCGGTAGAAAATTCCAGAACAGGCAGGTTGAATTAGGCTACTACGCAAACGAGATAGCAAGAATGGCAAAGATGTATGGCACAAGAACAATTACCCTTTCACAGCTAAGTAGGGCAGTAGAAAACAGGGACGATAAAAGACCAAGGTTATCAGATCTTTATGAGTCAGGGGCGATAGAAGCAGCAGCAGATATAGTCTTATTCCTCTACCGTGACGAATACTATAACCCTGATACGGAAGATAAGGGGATAGCCGAGATAGGCGTGGCAAAGACAAGGGACGGTGCTACAGGCAGTTGTAGACTGGCATGGGTTGGCGATTATTACTTTTTTGGGAATTTAGCGAAGGGGAGGTAATCGGGTGCAACTCTACAATGATCATTTCCAGAATTATAAACGCTATAACATACCAAAAGCGCAACTTATAATTGCTGACATCCCTTTTAATATCGGTGTTGATGCTTATGCTTCTAACCCACAATGGTATAAGGACGGTGATAACAGGAAAGGTGAAAGCGAATTTGCAGGGAAAGAATTCTTTGACACTGATAAAGATTTCAGGGTAGCAGAATTTATGCATTTTGTTAGTACTATGCTAAAAAGAGAACCCAAAAAAACCAATGATGCCCCCTGTATGGTTGTATTCTGTGAATTTGAGCAACAGTTTATGTTAATAGAAAAAGCTAAAGAATACGGACTAAATAGATATATCAACCTTGTATTTAGAAAAAATTATTCAGCGCAAGTTTTAAAAGCTAATATGCGGATTGTTGGAAATTGTGAATATGGTTTAGTTCTTTTCAGGGACAAGCTACCAAAATTTAGAAATAACGGGAAAATGATGTTTAACTGCATTGATTACAAGCGTGATACAACTACACCAAAAATTCACCCTACACAAAAATCAATACACGTGATAAAAGATCTTATTACAATGTTCACAGATGTTGGAGATGTAGTAATTGACCCCGTGGCAGGTAGCGGAGTTACTCTTTTAGCTGCCGAACAATTAGGCAGAAAAAGTTATGGTTTTGAAATTAAGAAAGAATACGTGAAGGCATTTAATGATACATTCAAAAATAATGTGCAAATTACATTAAGCAATATTGAGGCAGATAGAATAAAAAACAAGTGGAAACAAATAGCGTTAAATAGGGATGTGGTTTAATGGTATGGACATTATTACGGGGGGATGTAAGGGAAAAGCTGGCCGAACTGCCGGAGAAAAGTGTTCAGTGTGTGGTTACTTCGCCTCCGTACTGGGGGTTGAGGGATTATGGATTGCCGCCTTCTGTTTGGGGTGGTGAACCTGAATGTGAGCATGAATGGGAAAAGTTCGTGAGACCCGGGCAAAGCGGCGGTAAGAAAAGCAAAAAAGTGCAAATAAAAGGGCAGGAAAATTTTCAAATAGTGCCCGATAAAGAACAATCTATTTGTCGTAAATGCGGCGCATGGTTTGGTTGTCTTGGTTTGGAACCTACGCCGGAGCTATATGTTAAACACATGGTTGAAATATTCCGGGGCGTGTGGCGAGTGCTAAGGGACGATGGGACGGTTTGGTTAAATTTGGGCAGTTCAATGATAAATAAAACAATAGAATCAAACGAAATGGTTTTGCGAAACGATTTAACAAAAGAAGAAGTGCAGTATGTATTGGAGGAGTTGTTAAAGTATGCCAAACAACCATAAACTTTGCCCTAAATGCAATGGAATAATGCACAGGCAAAGCAAGCAATGCCGCAAGTGTTATATTGAGGAAAAATTAAAGCCAGAAAACTATATTAACAAAAAATGCCCAGTTTGTGGAAAAGAATTTAGTGTGCATATTTCACACATTAAGCGAGGGCAGGGAAAGTATTGCTCAATATCATGTGCAAGAAGAGGAAGTCCAACAAAGAAAAGAACGAAAGTGGAGGTAGTGTGCTATTCATGTGGGAAAAGTTTTACAAAACACAAGAGTGAAATAAGGAAAAATGTAAGTGGTAAGCATTTTTGCAGTAGCCAATGTTGGTATTCATATAACCAACTTGAAAACCATTATGGTTGGAGTGGTGGGCAGCACGAAAGAATGAACCCAGAGTATAGGGTATGGAGAAAGGCTGTAATTGAGAGGGATAAAGGGGTATGCAGAAGATGCCATGCAACAAGCAATTTGCATGTTCACCATATTTATAGGTTCAACGACAAACCACATTTAAGGTGGGATGTAGGTAATGGAATAACATTGTGCAAGGATTGCCATAAAATGGTTACAGGGAACGAATTATATTGGGAAGATAATTTTTTCGACATGATTTCACTTTGCCTGTAGGAGGAAAGGGTTATGCAGTTATGTTTGGATAAAAGTGATATACCTGCTCACCTGCTAAAGTATTTTAAGCCTAAGCATGTTCTTAAACAAAAGGACGATGCAGGCATACCCTGGCGTGTCGCCTTTGCCCTGCAAGCAGACGGCTGGTATCTTCGTTCAGATATTATCTGGCACAAGCCGAACCCAATGCCTGAGAGTGTCACCGATAGGCCCACCAAAGCCCATGAATATATATTTCTGCTGAGTAAGTCCAAGCAGTATTTCTATGATGCAGAGGCGATAAAGGAGAAAGGCGTTATGACAAACGTAGGGGGCAGGCAAAGGGACACTAGGGAAACGCATGGCATGGGTGGCGGTAACACTGGGATTAACAAGGCCAAAGAACGCATGAAAAAAGAACTTGCCGAGAATGGTTTTGTTACTCGCAACAAGCGTTCCGTATGGACAGTGACCACCAAGTCATGCCCCGGCAGTCACTTCGCAACATTCCCACCTGACCTGATTGAGCCTTGCATATTGGCAGGGACTAGCCCCCGAGCATGTGAGGTATGCGGTAGCCCGTGGGAGAGGGTGGTGGAGAGGGGCAACTTAAACAAGCAGAATATTGGTGGTAAATTAGCAGATATTAAGAAAACAGGTTTTCGCAACGATGGAAATATAAGAATGGGAGATATTGCTACGAAAACCCTCGGCTGGCAGCCTACCTGCACCTGCGACAATAAAGGACAAGCTGCATGCACAGTCCTAGACCCCTTCGGCGGTAGTGGCACTACCACAATGATGTGCGAGAAGTTAGGCAGGAACAGCGTATACATTGATCTGAACCCTGAATATGTGGAACTTGCCAAAGAGCGATGCGGATTCGGCAATAAGCTGATAGATACTGCTACTTATGAGGTAGTTGATATAAGGGGGTGATTCATTGAGCGGCATTCAGGACATCAAAGAGCGTGTTGGTGTAGCAGCGGAACACATCATAGCCAGTGGCCTAAATCTCAAAAAGACTGGCAAAAAATATCATTGCCCTAACATCTATGCACACAAACATATGGACAAAGACCCCTCTATGAGTTGGGACAAGAACTTACTCCAATTTTATTGTTTCACTTGTGGACATAAGATTGACATATATGGCTATTACAGAGAACATCTCAATTACACCCATGAACAGGTAATAGCAGAACTAACAGGCGTATCTGACCCGACAACTACCTCTATGCACCGAGAGAGGATGACATTACGTCAGCAAGTGGACAAGCTATCTCCTATTACAGAACAATGTATCCAATACTTAGAGGGTAGGGGAATAACAAGGGACATAATTAAACGCTATCAACTCCGAAGCTACAAGGGAATGATAGCATTTCCCTATATCCGATATACAACGGCAGTAGGGATGAAGCTAAGACAGCCGATACCGAACCCTAAGCCGAAATACACGTCTATGACTGGAAGCAAACCTTGGTTCTTTGGGGCACAGTTGGTTGACCCGTCACTTCCTGAACTTGTTATTTGTGAGGGGGAAATCTGTTGCTTATCTCTAGCCGTAGCGGGGGTACGGAACGCTGTTTCTGTGGGGGCAGGGGCAAAGGCCGTCCGGTCATTAGTTAAACAGGCAGAAGAATGGCTTGCCAACTTTGATGTTGTCATCGTAGCCAGTGACAATGACGAAGCTGGCATGGAGATGGACAAGGCTTTTGTGGAACTGCTAGGCGATAAGGTTAAGCTGGTTGACAAAAGACTGATGGTTTACAAAGACCTAAACGACCACCTTGTCAAAATTGGCCCAGAAGCGGTAGAAGCTATTATCAACTCTGCACGTGTCAAGGTAGAAGGTAGACGTGACCTGGACATAGACCCTTACAGGGGATTAACCAAAGAAACCGGCATGTTTATTCCTACAGGTTTACCCTCTGTGGATAACGAGATTAACGATTTAGCACCAGGCAGGGTTACAGTCCTCACAGGGCGTAGTAGTAGTGGTAAAACAACCATCGTCAAGCAAATCATTGCTAACGCCATTGGGTGTGGGGCAAAAGTTTATCTGGTTAACGGCGAGAACGACCCTGAGTATTTTCTTAACGATTTATACTCTTGTATCATGGGCGGGAACGAAGAATATTACACCCTAATTCAGATTAATAAAAAGACCCACAAGGAACCGAAACCAGACATACTAAAAGCCCTCCAGAAATGGCATGAGGGCAAGTTGGTTATGTTTAACAAAGGCGAGAGCAGGCTGAAAACCCTAGACCAGTTGTTCAAGGTTATCGAAGATGAAGTCAAATTTCGTGGTCATAACTTAGTTGTGCTAGATAACATGATGAGTTTGTTAAGTGCTAGCGCTGTTGAGAAAAATGAGTTGCAAGGCGAATTTGTCCAGAAGTGCTGTGACCTAGCTAAAATCTATCGGTGCCATATCATCTTAGTAGTTCATCCCAACAAAACATATCAGAATGAAACCGACATGCAGATGGAGCAGGTTAGCGGTAGTAGCGATATTTACAATAAAGCCGATAACTTTATTGCCGTAGTAAGGTATTACAAGGATGATAGGAAGTTTGACGGTAAGCTATTACTTTTGAAGAACAGGATTTACGGAACTTTGGCGGTATGCGATTTGAAGTTTGACCCCAAGACACGGTTGTTACTAGAGGACAGAGAAGGGTTCCTCATGCGGTATAAGTTTAACTTCAACCCCTAGGGAAGTCAATGGTAAAAGCAGGGAGGCGAGATGGTGTGCCAATAAACCCTTCCCGTCAATGATTGTTGTGTTCAATCAAAAGAAGGATTCGCAATGTATTACAAGTTCAACTTTAAGCCGTAAGGAGGGATTGCATGAGCGACTTTATCCTTGGTGATTGTATGGATTACATGAAGGACATGCCCGACAATGCTTTTGACCTGGCCATAGTTGACCCTCCATATGGGATAGGGATGGACGGGCAAAAGGAACACACAAGCAAGAACCCAAAGCACAGCAGGAAGCACCATGAGAAAAAGAACTGGGATTCATCCATACCCGCCGCTGAATATTTTAGGGAACTTGAAAGAGTTTCGGTCAATCAGATTATATGGGGCGGTAATTACTTTGTTGAGCATTTACACAAAGGAACTAAAGGCTGGATTGTTTGGGATAAAGGACAACATGGATTGACTATGAGCGATTGCGAACTCGCCTATTCATCATTCGATTGCCCGACAAGGGTGGTTGTTATAAACAGGGTTGAATTGCTAAAAGAAGGAACTATTCACCCGACCCAAAAACCGGTTGCCCTCTACAAATGGCTACTCAAGAACTACGCCAAACCAGGCGACAAAATACTTGACACCCATGTAGGAAGTGCAAGCAGTCTAATAGCATGTCACCAAATGGGCTTTGAGTATCTAGGTTTTGAAATTGATGAGGAATACTATACCAAAGCCAAGGAGCGGCTGGAATTAGCAAAGGCGCAAGTAAGCATATTCGACTTAGGAATAAGTCACTTTGACACTTAACCATTATGACAAAGGAGGAATAGCCATGAGGGAGATTAGGTTCCGGGGTAAAACAGATTGTGGGAAGTGGGTATATGGGTATTTTACGCTGAACGATGATGACAAAGCGTGCATTATACCCGAAGCTGACCCAAGTGGCTTTTGGCGTGAAGTTGACCCCGCCACAGTAGGTCAATACACTGGACTTAAGGACAAGAGCGGCAAGGAAATATACGAGGGGGATATAGTACGAGATATTGACACAAGTAAAGTTTTTGAAATCATGTATCAGGGGCATATGTTTTTAAGATATGAGCGAAAGCCGATGTATATGTTTTACACACTTGACGGTGATTGTCTTG